TGCTTACAGTCAATGGTGTAAAGTAAAGCAAGTTACCACCAGTCGCTGCATCGTACACACCAATGTCAGTAATCGTTCCCCAGCTACCTGTTGCCGTTGGGAATACCACGTTAGCACTATTTGCTGTAGCACCGCTTGATGGCGCTGATAGCGTTACAGCCTGACGTGCATAAGAACCGCCAGAAACCTCTGTAATAGAGCCACCAGCAGTAATGGTTGTTGTTGATAGTGCTACGTATACAGCAGCAGGTGATGTATATGATGTGTTACGCAATGTTGCATTAATTATTGCGTTTTGTAGGTATGTTGAATATTCTGAAGCCATAATATTTCCTTTATCTTGTTGCTATTGAGATTGAAATTGGTGACCCAGCATACTCACCTTGGTCATCTGATACTGTTAAAGCACTTACACCACGGTCATACAATGAAGCCCAAGTCTGTAGCCTTGCATCGTTCATTAAGTATGGCTCTGCCTCACCCAAAGCACCGTACAATAGCAAGTCTGGACATATAGCCATAAAAGCGTTAGATGGTACTGTGCTGCTCATGAAAACTGGTGCAGCGTAATACAACATATTTAGCGTGTAGTTGCTGTCTGGTATTGGTGATAGCTGAAATTCTTGTGCTAGTACCGTGTATTGACTTGGCAATCCAGTATCGGTAGTGCGAGTGTTACGGAATAAATTGCTAGGTGACTGGTACTCTAGTGTTGCTGCTGGGTTTGTCGCTACGTGCAAATCACGCATCTGCAAAAAGTCTGATGGCAGTTCTACTGTAGAATCACCGGCTACTACTGTGGTTGTTACAACCTTTAGCATTTGACGTAGACGCAACTCTCTGCGTAGTCGTGTTTCAGCAAGCCTAATGAAGTCAGGTATCATTGCCGTTAAATCGCTACGTGCTAGGTAACTGGCAATCGTAGTCTGTAGGTCTGCGTAGTTGGTGAAAGCCATTATATCGTACCTGCCCTTGTTCTAAATGCCCTGTTATCTGGGTTGTTTAGCCATGCGTTAAATCGTTTCTTGTCTATTACTGCAAAGCCACGAGTAATGCCTTGCTTTTCTAAATCTGCGAACACAGTAAGCGGTATTGATGCTACCTTATTGCCAAATGCATCGTCACTCCATGTCTTACGTTCATCTTGTGCAGCGTACTCACGCTTGTTCATCTCTAGTATGCCGGTAATGTCTTGGCTTTTACGTATAACTAGCTCGTCACCGTTGTCTATAAATGATGTATCGGTAATTCCGTTTGATATTGTATGGCTCATAAAACCTCATAATGGGGGAGAGTTTCCCCTCCCCACATATCTAGCTAATTACTAGGTTAAGTCAGCAATGATACCGTGTGCTGCTTGGTTACGAACTTCCAATGTGTACTCAACTAGCAACTGAGTTAAATCAGCATCGCCAGTTTTAGCAAGTTCATTAGTTTGGAATGGGCGTAGGTAAGCTACTGCTGCCATTTCTGGGTCTAATAAGAATGCTACGTCATCATTGTCTGTGTTAGGAATGAAACGGTTAGGCACGATAGAGATAGTGCCGAAGTCAGAAACATAAACGTCTGCTGCACCGATGATGGCTGCTTGAACATTGCCTGGGACATCTTTGTAGCGAGTAGCGATACCGGCAAATGTAGATGCAACCACTTTTTGTGCTGGAGTTACCATCAAGATTGTTGGTGAACCACCGTTTACATAAGTAGATTGGATTACTGTGTTCAAGATAGTGCTAGTGAAAGCACGGTCTGTACCAGTTACACGTGCTGTAGTACCTAAAGAACCGGCAGTACCAAGTGCACCAGAGTAGTTTGAGTTCAACCATGTTTGTAGACCACCCAAAGTACGAGCAGTTGAAGCGTTACCAGCAGCAGCAACTTGGTTGCTTAATAGGATAGCTTCCATGTCACGTTTGATTTCTGAAGAAGCCTTAGCCAATTGGTATGCTTTCTCAGATTTACGACCAGCTTTGTTGATTGTTTCCAAAGTACCAGAAATCTTAACTGTTTTTTGTGAGATTTGAGTACGGTTACCAACACGAACAGATGGTGTTAATGTTGCATCTGAAGCAGTAGCGCCCTCAACAACAGCGTTAGATACGTTAACTGCATCTAAGCTGTCTGTTTGCCACTCGTGATAAACGGCAGTAGCTTTGGTTTTACCAACAGATGTCATGAATGGAGTATCTGTAGGTGAGATGTTGTAGATTACATCGGTTAAGTCTTCACGATTACCGATAGATTGATAGGATTGGTATGTTGCCATGATAATTCCTTAAATAAAGTTTTCAAAGACAGATGCAGCGTCACGCACCTTGCCTGATTTTTGTAATTGAGCCATAGTCTTTTTAGCTTGGTCAGTATTTACTGCTGTGTTACTGTTACCAGACTTAATAGTCTTAGGCGGTTCACTAACCCTCTTGTTTAATTGAGGCTTAGACTGTTGTAATTTATCGTACTGCATTGCCTTATACAATGCCATAACGTGCCGAGCATCTCGTACTGCTGACAGCTCTTGGTCTGAGAAACCTAAGTTCTTTGCGAACGAGCGCAAGTCTGACCTTAGTTTTTCGCCCTTAACTGGGTCGCTATATTCCGGTAGCGTTTCAGATAGTACAGCAGCCTGTTGAGATAGGTATTGTTGCATTCCTTGCTGTTGCTCCGCTTGTTGCATCTCTGCAATGCGTTGTCTTTCAGCTTGTATTGCGTACAACTTCTCTTTGTTCTGCGACATCTCTGCCACTCGTACAGCATAACCAATAGGGTCTGACTCTTTTAGGGACTCTAAGTCTTCCTGTGGTTGTTGTGAGCTAAGTAACTGCTCCATTGCTTGCAACCGTTCTGCATAGGCATCACGCATATACTTGGCTTCTTCAATAGCTCGTTGTTCAGCCTCTACTGCTTTGCGTTGCTCTGCTACTTGTTGCGTCTTTTTGGTATAGTCAGCGCCTTGTTGAGCTAGTGCCTTTAATTCAGTTAAGGTTAGTTCTTTATCTTCGCCAGCGACTTTAACGTTAAAACGTTGTTCTTCTGGTTCTGATTCAGACTCCTCTGAGTTATCGTCATCTTGCCCTTCTTGTTGCTCTACACCTTGCTCATTCTCTTGTTCTGGTTGTGATTCCGCTTGCCCTTCTTCGGGTGCATCGTCACCTCCCATTAAACCGTATAATGCGCTTTGTGCTTCATTGATAGTGCCATTACTTTGTGTTTCACTCCCTTGCGGGTTGGTGTCGGTAGTCATTTAAATCTCCAAATGCTAGTGCGCCTAGCCACGTTTTATAGATACTATAAAATCTTCCAGCGTTTTGCATTAATCTTGCGGTCATCTGCCATAGCTACAATGTGAGCCATTACTTCACGTATAGCGGTTAGCTTTGTGTAAGCCTCTTGTCGCTCGTCATAATCGTAAACAGGTGAGTTAGCCCACCTAAGCATTTGTAAGTCTTCCATCTCTTTAAACACATCCAAGAACTTTTGGTCTTGGAGCATATTGTTCGCCCACTCTGAATTGGTCATAGGAATCTACCAGCACCACTTGATGCTGATTGTGCTGCACCACCTAATAAGTTACCGGCTTGGTAATCGCCTTGCATACCTTGAGCGCCTTGATACATCTCTGGGAATAATGCAGCTATGTCAACGTAGTTATATTTTGCTGGCTCTGTAGGAATCATGGACTGATTATTAAAGTTGCTTAAATAGTTGCGTTGTTGTGCTTTGTCACGCATTAAGCCAAACAAACCGCCCATTAAATTGGATTGAGTAGGCTGAGTATAGTATTGACCTGTTGCATTATCATAATATACTTGACCTTGTTGTCCTTGTGCTTGCATACCCATAATCTATTCCTTTACACCATATCTAGTAGTTTAATCAAAGCTATCTACCATATCTTGTGGCTCACCCTTTATACCACCTTTTACCATTTCGTTCAAGCTAGTAATGGCTGACATAATTGCGTTAAGCTGCTCTGTCTGTAGTTTGCCGTCTGATGCCTGTGTCTTAATCTCAAGCTCCATCTGTTTCAATTGCAACTCGGCTTCCTTGATACGGTAGTCACCTTCTAGTTGCATTTGTTTCTGTTGCATCTCTAGTTCTTTACGAGCGTTATCTACCTGTAATTGCTCACGGTCTAGTTGCAACTTAGCCTGTGCTGTTTGTGCTGATAGTTGAGCCTTCTGCTCTTCTACCTTAGCGTACAATTGCGCTGCCTCAGACGTAGGGTCAGCCGGTGGTTGGCTTGCCTGTTGCAGTATTTGCTGTTCTGTTTCAGGTGTAATCTCGTTAATGAATGATGTCGTGTCCTTGAAGCCAGCCATCTCAATCATGCGACCTAGTGTACTGCGGTATTGCGTTACAGTCACCAATGGGTTGTTAGCACCGTACTTGCCGATGATTTCTTCCTGTTTAGCCATAATCATTTGCAGCATAGCAATCTGTTCTTGGCGGTTACCGTTGCCCAAGCCTACGTTGATTGATACATCGTACAAGTTAGACCATTCACGAGGGTCATAAGATACCCATTTGCCACGCATACGGATTGTCTTGGGTTGGTTTTGGTATTTGCATAGTAAGTGAAGAATGCCACGGAATAATGATTTAACACCTGTTTCAGCAAAGATACGAGCCATTAGCTCTAGCTTACCTGCTGACTGTTGCATCATGGCTGCCACGGCTGTTGCAGTAGTGTTCTGAAGCACGTTAGCATCAAGACCTTGCTGCATATCGCTAACACCAGTACGTTTAGCCTGTACACCATCCAAGTACTCCATCATTGGGAATGATTGACCGGCTGTGTTCTGTACGTTTAGTTGTGTGACTGCTGCGTTATTCTTAACACGAACAACACCACCGGCAGTAGACGTTAGTAAGTCATCTAGGTTTACTTGACCCTCTACGGCTGTAACACGGGCATTGTTTGTTAGGTACAAGTTGTCTAGCATCTGACGTAGGATAGTAGACTTGGTTAGTTGCAAGTCCATTGTCCTGTCGGCTAGTGATTGACCAAAGAACTTGTGTGGAATAGGAATTGGGCATACAGAGTGGAATGGCACGTAGTCGCATTCTTCGTTAGACAGTATTGTTTCACCGCCTAGGATAACCCTGCGTAGTTCTAGCAAGCCGTTGTCGTTAGTATCTACCTTGATGTAGCACTCAAATATCTCAACTTCTTCCATTGATAGGTCGCTGGACTGTGTGTAGTCTGGCAACTCATCACGACCAAAACGAGCTAGGCGCTCTGGTGCGTACTCTAAACGGTCGTTAGCTGGGATTGTGTCTACGATAGACTTCTCGTAACCCATAGCAATCAAGTCACCACGGGCAATCATTCTACGGTGTGCTGTGAATGGTGAGTCTTCAATGGTCTTAGCACGTTTGCTGATTAAGAACTCCTCTGGTGGGACATTCTCAATAGCGATACGGCTCTCATCGTTTATCTTTTGGATTGTAATGTTATGCGTATTGTAAGGCATACCATCCATGCCAATGACTACATCGGTCACTTGCTTGGTGATTTCCCACTCGCCAGTCTGCATAATCATGGCTAACTCGTCATCGGTTAAGCCTTTATACTTCTCTTTGATGGTGTCTTTCTTTTCTTCCCAGTAGGCTTTAACAACACCGACCTTCTGTAGCAATGCATCCTTGAACCAGTTGTGTAGGATTAAGAAGCCATCGTTGTCTTTATAGAATACCCAGTTAGCCATGTCACTAGCTTGGTCAGCAAGTTCTTCTTCACCATCTTTAGTAGGCTCAAAGCGGACTGCATCCTCGCATGATGTGAATACACGAATCAGTTGTGGCAATGCACCATCTACGGCTTCAGCTACCTCACCGGTAACTACTTGGCTGCGACCTTCT